TAGGCTGTTACTGCTCCATTAGCGTCACCATGCAGTATTTGCTCTGAGTTGGCGGTGTTAAGTACGCGGAAACTGTCTGTCCTTAAAACCAAAGAACCTGTGGTGTTTGTAAAATAGGTAGTGCCTCCTGCGTGAAAAATAGATAAGTCATCAGAATCTCCAAACGTAGCTACGTCACCATCACCCAATGCAATGCCACCGTTTGCTGTAATCTCACCAGAGGCTGTAAGCGTAGTAAACGAACCAGCCGCCGCAGATGAGCCACCAATAACTGTGCCGTCTATTGTGCCAGCGTTGATGTCTGTGGTGGTTAAAACGCTAGAGGCCAACGTCACAACACCCGTGCTGTCCGCAATCGAACCGGCCGAAGTGCCGTCGTTGGCTTTTAAATTCGTAATCTCAAGGTTCGTGGCATTAACGCCGTCGTCCTTTAATAACACGCTGTCTATCGTGACACCCGAAGCCGCAGTCGTCTCGTTAATCGTGTTGGTTGTTAAAACCTGACCACTGTCAATAACAAGATCCGTTGCACCAGAAGTATTACCATTGGCCAAGATCTCAGCCAACGTATCTACCGTACCAACCTGAGAATCTACGTACGCCTTAATCGACTGCTGCGTAGCCAAAGCCGTGTCACTGTCAGAGGCCATGTTGTCTTCATCAAGAATAGACGACACTGTAGTCGTGCCCGCAATTTCTATGCTAGTGTTAGCAACAATAGTCGTACCGGTAACTGCAGCTGCAGTAGAACCACCAATGACTGTGCCGTCTATTGTGCCGCCGTTGATGTCTACATCCCCTGTAACACCTAAAGTACCAGCGATAAGTGTATTACCATCCGCAGCGGTTACGTTGAACTTGTTTGTGTTAATGTCCAAGTTACCAGTTAATGCTAGCGCACCACCAAGGCTCGTAGTTCCAGAAGCGCCTAGAGTCGTAAAAGATCCCGCAGCTGCAGTAGAACCACCAATCGTAACGTTATCTGCGGTGCCCCCATTAATATCAGCGGTAGTTAGTACGGCATCGGTTACAGTAACTTGTCCTGTGGAGTCTGCGATGGTAATAGCTGCGGTACCATCATTAGCTTTGATATTTGTCGCTTGGACATTAGTCGTAGTAATTGTTGTTACAACAATAGCGGTTGGTAGTCCAATGGTTATAGTCTGCCCAGAAGCAGAGGTCTCAATCTCATTAGCAGTACCTGCAACAGTGAATGTTTGGCTATCGAGATCTACTGCGCCAGTCCCTGTATCTCCTGCAAAATCAAAGTCTTGTGCGGTAATTTGCGCGTCTACATATGCTTTGATAGATTGTTGAGTAGCTAATGCGGTGGCGCTATCTGACGCCATGTTATCTTCGTCAAGAATTGTACTGACTTGAATTCCAGTACCGACTTTAAGCGTAGTTAAACTTGTAACTGCCTGAACAACATTAGTCCCATCACAGAAAACAAACATCGTCTCGCCGTTCGGGATAGCAACACCAGTACCTGCGGCAGTTTTAACTGTTACCGTTTGTCCGGCTCCGTTTTTACACACATAGATTTTAGTCGCTGTAGGGCATATTACTGTAGCCGCTCCTGACAACGCCGTACCAGTATCTGTAAACTCAAGCATTGCGGCTCTGGATTCTGAAGTAAGTCCGTCCGCTGTAGTCAGTGTGTGGGAGTTAGCAGCCCACGAGTTAATAACTGAGCGACCTGCAATAGCCTCTTCAACCATAGAAGTGATGTTGTCGTTAACCACGTCACCCCAAGTACCACTTAACTCCCCCTGAGTGGGAAGCGCTAATTTAAGTATTGATGTATATTGAGTTGCCATGTTTTAACCTCATGCGGCTATATTTTGCCAGTCGGGATCTTGTGTATCGTTCACTGTACCCCATAATGGATCTTGTGCATCTGCGATGCCTTGCCAATCGGGGTTTTGTGCGTCGTTCACTGTACCCCATAATGGATCCTGTATACTTGTAATATCTTGCCAGTTTGGTGACTGATTGTCATCTATTTCACCCCAAATATTAACTACCCCTAAATACCCCTGCGCTTGAAGTCCTGTGACGGGAACATCTGCATCTGCTGAGGCTACGGGCGTACCTAACAAAGCCGTACCTGTAACTGAGCCTACTACTTCAACAATCGACAAAACAAACGTAACATCGCCTAGACTACTTGTAGCTTCTACTCCAGTGGGGTATATGTTCGCTGTGGATTCAGTGCTGACAGATCCTACAGAGCCAGTGGCTTGCACCCCAATTGGGTATATATTAGCCGTTGCAACGACGCTTACCGTACCAAGGGAGCCAGTCGCTTCTACCCCAGTAACAGTTACGTTTGCATCTGCCGCTACCTCAACGGAGCCTAAACTAGCAGTGGCTTCTAGACCTGTAACAGCGACATTTGCTTCGGCGACGACACTTACTGTGCCTATCGACCCAACAACTTCTAAACCAGATGGGTATACATTAGACGTTCCAATTACTACTGGAGTACCTAAAGTACCTGTAGCCTCTACACCGCTAGCAGCAACATTTGCCTCAGCGACAACACTAACACTACCGACAGTCGAAGTAGCACTAACACCATCTACTAGTACAATAGTGAGGTCTTCCCCCCAAGAGCCAGCGCCCCAAGGTTGTGCACCCCACCCTACGTACTCAATAGACGATGCCATTAGTACACCTACGCGATTCTAACTATGGCGTTAGACGCGTCAGCGGCTGGGAATTGAATGGTAAAGTTACCCGCCGTAGAGGTCTTATCGGAACCAAAATCTAGGACAGCGACAGCAGGATCACCTCCACCAGACTTGTAAATCAAAGCCCCACGAGCCGTAATCGTAGCGGTTGTCCACGTAGTGTCTGTAAAGTCCAGAAATGCTGTAGTACCAGACGAAGCTGGGTTAGCTGCGATTGTCAGGGTGTTTCCCCCCGCCGTGTAGCCTGTACCAGTAACCTCGTTGGTAGTACTATATGCTGTAGTAGCTGCGCCTAAAGTAGCACTTGATGTGTATAAAGCGATTTTGAATGTTTGTGATGTGTCGCTACTAAAATCCATCTCTCCATCAAGAAGAGCGACTTTAAACGAAGTACACATTGCCTGTGTTATAGCCATAATTATCTCCTTAACTTACTGGTGATCTGAACTGACCAGACCTGTAAGTATCCTCTCGTAGTTTACCATCACCCAAATTCTTGAGTAGTGTGATTGATTGTAAATAAAGCTTTTCGTAGTTAGCAATAATATCTGGTTCGCCCTTCATAAACCGTATAGCTTCTATCAACGCACCGTTCAATAAAGCCGTGTCAAACTCATTACCTAACCATGTAGTTCCTGCTGTCACAATAGACTCAGGGTAGTATCCGTAATGTAATTCAACCTCGTACGAGTCGTCAGGCGTAGGTCCCAGAATAAACGTATCCTCATCGAAGTACGCATAGTGTTTTGGTAACCCAGTGCTCGTCGGCGTAGGATATGCGTCTCGTATGAAGTTAACGTCTTTGTTAATCAAGTAGCTATACGCACCACTTCCATCAATTACGGCTAAACTGTAGTTGTATAAGAAATCCGAAGGACTGGATAAATACTTATTACTTGCGGTTAGGGTTCCCGTAACATTTTTTCGTAAAGTGGGGATCTGAACCGAATTGTAGATTTTTTGCTCCGCCTGTTGTGTAAACATAGCAAGCTGGTCATCTGTGAAAGACGTCTCACAAATGTCTTCGATATTCGTTTTCAGTTCCGTATAGTTCATACTTTACGCCATTGGCCCTCTAGCCATAGTGCCTTTAGTAGCCGCGCCACATCCTCGGACTTTAACGCCACCACCCTTAGCCATTTTCTTAGTGCCACAGCTGCTTTTCTTAGCCATACCGCCCTTTTTCATCCCTTTACTTCCACAACCAGCCATATCTATCTCCTTACGTAACTACGGTTACCGTACCTATAAACCCAGTGCCAACTACTTGAAACGCTGGGATAATTTGTGCTCTACTCTGAGCATATTCCGCATTGTCGGGTCTAGGATCGCGCAAAGCTTGAGGGTCGTCAACTGGATATTCACCAAGATGTAGCTGTGGGTGATCTGGGTTCCAACACTCCTGACAGGCTTTAACGTTTGTATCCCGCCCCTTAACAATTAAGTTGCGTAGTTCCTTTAACTTGTACTGGAACCCGCATACATCACATATCGCAACTGCGCGTTTATTCGAAGCAAACCGTATGCCCACAACTAGTACCTCGAAATTCTGGGCACAAACCTAGCGGGAGTCTTTTCTCGGTCCTCTTCTGCGGCAAGTTGGAACTGCTCTTCATAAATCTGTTTCAGCATGGGGATGCGACCTTCAAGCGCGGGCACCTTCATAGCGATGTGGTATGCTAGCCCAGCCACTAAACAAGGCAAAAACCGGAAGTTCATATCCGCTGTCTCCACCCCACTACCCGCATCTTGTACGCGACGCATACGCCAGTAGCAAAACGTGTAGTTATCGCTGTCTGGTACAGGCCATACGTTTATTCTTGGGTTGTCTCTAAGACGTTCTATCCAGACCTGAATCGGTCGCCCCGTGCTATTTTTCGCAGGTATAGACGCGTATGTACTCACACTGATCCGTGAAATCGTCAGATCCTGCTGGTTAGACCCTGTGCCTGTACGTACAATCTGGTCTAGTAGGTCAATGGTATCGGCGGGAAGGTCATACTGTGCAGTGCCGTTAGTAAGGCTCACACTCCCCTCGTCGATAGTCCATAAGTTAATTCCACGGTTCTGCCATTCAATGGTCATCAAATTCATAGACCGACGGGCAGTTTGGAGGTCATATCCAGAACGCATTTCACGACCGGCACGCTCCCATGCTTCTTCCGCTATTTCGGTGAAGTCCATGTTGAATGTAGCTGTGCCTGATGTCGCCATTACTTTTTCCTCTTAGCAGGAGACACACGACGTGGCTTACCTGCGGGTTGTCCTAGACGTTTTTTCTCCGCAATCTTCTTGCGTTTCTCCGCAGCGGACATTTCTCCTGCAGTCTTTGGTGTCTTACTTGACACCTTTTTAGTAGGGCGGCAGTAGGGGGTACCACGTTTTTCATCTTTGCCCCTACCACAAGCCTTACCAGTGCGGACGTCTTTCCAGTCCTCTTTGAACCAGCGTTTCAGTGCCGCACCTTTTTCAGTCTTTCTAACCGCCACGAGCTTTCTTCTTCCTACATTTGGCTATCGCACCGCTTGCGTATGCGCTTGGAAACACTTTGTATGATGACTTAACCTTACGGTAGCAATCATCTTTAACAGTGCCGCCTTTTTTGTAGTACCGCTTCATTACATCATCTTACAGGGGCGAACACCCTTCTTGGCACAACCTGCACCTCGGACTTTACCGCCAGCTTTGTAGCCTTTAGCCATACCACCACCCATCATCATTTTGGGTTTTTTCGAAGGCATTTTCTTCTTCATGTCTTCTTCTTTTACGGCTTCTTGGCGTTTTTTGCGGTCTTCGCTCGACATAGTAGACTGATACTCAGACTCACCTTCCATCATCATACGGTCAATGTCTTCTTGAGTTATAGGTGATTGTTTTGATGCCATACCACCTTCTTGATACTTCATCATTTTCTTGTCAGCTTTCATAAACTCTTCTCCTACTGATTGGGGTATTCCCGTTTTCTTGGCAAATTTAGGATTGTTTGCCACTGCGGTCATCATTTTGTGTTGTGCTCTGCTCATGCTAGGCATCAGACAAAGCCTCCTTCTTTCCATTTCGACTTATCCGCCCAATAAGCTGCGGACATCTTACCTTTAGCAATATTCTTGGCGTGGCGAGCTTTAAATGACTTGCGTTTTGCTTTCATTCTAGCAGACTCACCGGCTTTGGGCTTTCCAGCTGTGCTGGCACCTTGCTCGCCATAACGTATTACTTTTTCCTTACCACCTTCACACGCTTTTACTACGTGGGATTTCTTAGGATGAGAAGGTGTACGCTTTGGCTTATTGCAAGCCATCTTCGATTTCTCTACTCGACCACCTTTTGCGTAATAGGTACGCATGGTATTACCCGTAGAACACAGTCACAGACGCTACGTCAGTCAAATCCAAATACACATCGGTTTCAAATAACACGCCTTGTGCAGGGATAACGACTTCGTAAGCATCAGCTACCGCAGGGGTAGCAATATTGATTTTAGTATCACCAGAAGACCCGCCATCTTTAAGTACAATGCTGCCGCCCGTAGACGTAGCAAGATACGTTATAGATTTAACGCGAGTTCGGGCGCCATACACAGTACCGTCAGCAGTTAATGTTGCGCTACTGACATCGGTTTCCATCGCCATGTTTTACTCCTTACTGCTAGACTTTTTAGTCTTCTTAGCAGCGGGTTTAGCCTTGGGTTTCTCTACACCGACGCCACGCCTAGCCAATTCTTCTGCACTAGGCGTATTTCTAGGTATTAAAGCCATGCGTCAGTTCCTTATGAATCAGAAATAGCCGCGCCTGTATCAGAACGAAGCCAATCAGTGCCATCAGAGAAAGCTAGAATAGGAGAACCTGCTGCGCCATCAGACACGTAAATAAGAGTACCAGCGATACTAGTAGCTGCTGGCGCACCTGCGACGTCGTAGGTTGGGACTTGAACCAGACCAACCACATCACCAGTAATATCACCAGTAAAACCGTTAGTAGATACGACGGGACCTGAAAAAGTTGTTGTAGCCATTAGATGTTCCTCACATGCGAGTTTAGTGTATCTGTCTGCATGCCGTCAGCTAGGTCTGTCAGATACACGTTAGTTTTTCCTAGTACTGCCTTTGTACCACGAGATATAAAACCAGTCAAATAAAAAAGGGGCCGAAGCCCCTTCTAGTACTAACTCTGCTAGATTACGCTCCAGCTGAGCCAAAGATACCCAATGGATCAGAAACACCGAATGAGTAACGCTCACGAGCTTTGTATCGGCTGTTGCCTGTATCAAAGTCAGCGTCCATTGATGTCTGCATGGGTGTACGCACAAAGTGCTTAAGACCGTTAGGAACGTCAGTTAACAAGAACCAAGCGTTAGTGTCGGTCAGGTAGTGGTTAATCGCATAGCCTTCAGGGATTGATCCGTTGTTGCGAAGCGCGTTCAGATCGTTGTCGGCAGTTGCCACACGTCCTTCAGTTTCGAGCAAGCGAGTTGCAACGAATTGTAATGAAGGGGGTACGATCAGTTTACGAGGCTTAGCAGCGATCAAAAGACCACGCTCATCCGTCCAACCTGCAATCTGAATAACAGCCGCTTCCAAAGAAGTTTCGTTAAGGTCAGCAGCAACAGCTGGAGCGTTTGAGTTAACTCCACCAGAGACAAGTGGGTGGTCGGTAGCACATAAAGCTTTACCATCACCGTAAGTTACGCCAGAGAACGCATTGTTCAAGATAGACGCAGCTTTAACTTGCTTGGTGTATGCCATAGCGCGAGCCAATGCTTTGGTGTAACGAGATGACAAAGAGTCATACAAGTTATCTTCAATCGCTTCTTCAGTGATTGAAAAGCCCATCGCAATAGTTTCGTGCGTGTAGCGAGCGGTCCATGCTTCTTGTGCATTGTCGTATTCGATGGCAGAGCCTTCGCCTTTAACAGGTGCAGCAGAGAAGCCAGAAAGCTTAGTTTCTTCTTCAAAAGAACGATCAGAAGTTTCAGTTTCGAAAATCTCTGAGTGCTCTTCACCATATTTTGCGTACTCCATACCGAACAAAGCGTTCAGTCCGGGCAGGAGTTCTTTCAGTAGCTGGGCGCGTGAAATTGCCATGTTACATCACTCCTTATACGCCAGTGGTATTGTTGTACTGGTGACCGGCATTCCACTTAACGTAGGCTTCCGTATATCCACCAGAGGTGTTTTTAGTTTCCTCAACCAAACCGACAATTCGGAAAGGAAGAGTGTTAGTTGTAGCTGAAGTATCTGAGATCGCACCGCGAGAATTACCCGAAGTAGAATCACCAGTATTATCCACACCTGCAACGTTTGCACCGATGTCAGTCAAAGCAAGATCACCGATAGTTGTGCCTGAAGACACTACGGCTGCTTTAAATAACAAGTCAGTTGCATCTGCAACATAAGCAACAATGTCGCTAGCTACAGTATTTGCGGGGTAGGATTGGCTGTACAGTTCGTAACCCAAGTTAGGATCAGTGTACTTACAACCCATGAAAACGCCTACAGGCGTCATAGCAGCGTCAAACGCATCGCGCTCAACAGTACCACCGGTAACAAGTTTTACGGCATCGCCGAAGAAAATCGAGGTGTTGTATCCACTTGCGATCTTCATCGAACGATATACACCGCCCACAAAGGGAGTGCCGCTCAACAATTTTACCGGAACCAGTCCATAAGGACCACTAACAGCTGGATAAGCCATGATTAGCTCCTATTAAGTTCCTTTACCAAACGTAACCTTCGTCTTTCTCTCGTTGAACAAAGGCATACGCGGATCATTTTCTCTCATTAAATTGTTATCCACGGATTCCATCTGTGATCTAGCCTGTTGGTTATAGTAGTCGTTACGTTCCTCTACCATCTCAACCGGTGCCTTACACAGCATCAACCCACCGATAACTACGTTGTCTTTGAAGCGCTCGTTTTCTACGGAGACCATCGTGATTTCAGGGTGATCGCTTGCTTTCACAGGCTCCCATCCTTCACGGATTTTCGAGGAAACGTTAGTGGCATCGACTTGACCTTGCGTACTCACCCGCACCCAATGGAATTTGTATCCATCTTCGGGCTCAGGGCTCGGTAGAAGTTCGGGACGTTGCCATGAACGCTTACGCGTGGTTTGTTCCCTAGTTTCTAAGTCTCGCTTGATTCTATTCTCAGCCATTATCCATTCCTCATTAAGTCAGCAACCTGTTTGGCGTATTGTTCCAGTGGTACTCCAAGCCTTTTAGCAATAGCAACTTGTGATTGCGTTAGTTTCACCTTTTTAGGTGCCGTGCTCCGCGTAGCGGGTGCAACCACATTTTGATTCCTTTTCGGCTTGTCAACCTCCTGTGTTTGTGCGTCCTCGAAGTTTTCGGGAAACACGTGTCGCATACGAGCATTAATGCTCTGGTAGTACTCATCACTTTGCGGATCGACTCCATTTGTGACCAACTTCTTATGCAACCCCAGAGCGAAGCTAGTCATTTCGTCGTCCGTACCAAACCACGGATTGGCATCTGCCCATTGTACTGCTTTGTCGTCTGGTTTAACCGTTACTGGGGCGGTAGTGTTCTCTTCTTGCGTTTGTACCTCATTCTGTTCCTCTTGTAAAGCAGGAACTTTAAAGTTTTCAACGCGTTCGCTTCGTAACCTCGCGGAAGTTAGCTTGTCTTGGGCTTCTAGTAGTGCATCACCATTACCAGATTCGTACGCGTCTTTGTACGCACGTTTAGCCTGTTCCAGCTCTACAGCGACTTGTTTCTTAGCTTGTTCAATTAAAACAGCTTGGTTTTTAGATACTGTACCTTTTAACTTGCTATTCTCATCTATAAGTTTTTGAGCCAGTCTTTCAAGCTCTTCACGCTCCCGCATCGCTTTTTCTTTCTCGCGGCGTTCATCGTGATAGCCTTTACTAAAATGCTGAATACGCTTGCGGACCTTCTCGCTATACGCTTCTAGCTCTTCTTCAGTGACATCTTCTGGAGGTTCTGACGGTTTACGTCCACGATCTTCTGGTGGAGTATCATCAATAACCTCAATGTCAAAATCATCAGACGGTTCTTCTGCTTTCTTTTTGCCGGACGTATCAATCGTCTCAGCAGACGAACCTTCTACCTCAATATCCTCTTCCTTATCTGGATCGGGAAAGTCAAACTCTACTTTTTCAAACGGCATAATTTACTCCTTAAACTCGCTGCACACCACGGGGGTCTGCGACTACAGCCTCGATAGAGTCGTCATTCATTAGACGATACTCGACGCCACCAATTTTAAACCGCGTGCCAGTGTTGGCACGGAACATCACATAGTCACCAGTCTTACACCAAGGACCTGTTGAGAACCGATCCGCGTCAGAGTAGGCTTGCTCGCCCATATCCAACACAAGCCCAATAATCGACAGTACCGACTCGTGGGTTTTTGTGATCGAAGCCTTGAACAACCCGCTACCTTCGAAAGTCTCTTCGACTTCAGGCATAGCTATAAGCACTCTATACCCAACAGGTTTCGGTAGTTGTAGTTCTAGCTCCTCGTCTGAGATTGGTTCTATATTTTCTGCTGCGTCAGTCATCGTCACCATCCATATAATTGCGCGAGAGGTCTTCTATGATTGCATGTGCGGAGCGTAGACCCCGTAATAGCCCGCACACTTCCCTATACTCTGAATAGTCTTTCGGACCACCTGCTGATAGGAAATTCTCTGCAGAGGAAGTTTGTTCCTCGATCTTATCTTTAAGCACGTCAAAGACGGTTTTAGCCATTTGTTACTCCTTGTTAGGGATGTTTTGGGTACTTCTCATTGTGCTTATGGTCTTCATAAGCTCCATATTGCGCTGTTGTTGCGCTTGTTCCCGCTGAGTGCGTATCTTGACGCCCTCGGTTTTAGCTTGGATCGCTATCTCTTGCTGGTCAATTTTCAACCGTTCTGCCTCGATCATAGCGTCAAGGAGGTCTTTCTTGGCTTTGCGCTGGGCTTCAGTCTCTTTAGCCTGTGCGTCTGCCATGTCTTTCTGCGACTTACGCTGCACTTCGGCTTGCTTGACCGCCAATTCTTGCTGCTTGAGCTGGAACATTGGGTCTTGAGCTTGCTGCTGTGCGGCTGCTTGAGCTGCTTGCTGCTGTTTTGCTTGTGTAAGTTGCTGACCTGCGTCTGCTACCAAACGAGACAACTGAACTTCGATCTCTTCTGGCATCTCCTGCCCCGGTGCTGGTAGTGCTACGCCCAGCTTCTCCTCGATCTGCTGACGGTACTGGAACCCTAAGTGCTCGGCTATGTGCGCCTGTAGCGACATCATAATCTGCTGTGCTTGTGGGTTCTGTCCGATCATCTGAGCGACCTGTGGGTCTTGCATAAACGCCATGTGTGAACCAATGTGCGCTTGGTGATCTTGGTAGATAAACGCCTTCATCGGCTTGCCAACCAACGCCGCCATGTTCTCGCTGACAGGATCTGTAGGTGTCATGTCGCCTTCCAGAGGTATCAGCTTCTCAGCGTTCTTAATACCCAAGACCTCGATCATCTGCCGGTGTAACTGAGGCAGGTCGTATATCTGAGGAGCCGTCTGCGCCATCTGCAACGCCGCTTGGTACTGCACAACCCGTTGAGCCATCGTAGAGCTGTTGGGGTCACTGACAGGGATCACGTCTACCATCATGTAATCGTCAGCTTTTGCAGTAATGTCGCCTCGTGCTGGGTTA